CCTATGCAGTCCTCTGAAATAATCTCCCAAGTAGTGAACTCAGGCTCTTCTTTTTCGTCTTTTTTTTTACCTCTTCAGCGACTCCAGAGATAGGCTTACCCATAATTCTAGAGGATTCCAGGCATTTCATAGCCTTTTCAAACTCTTCAAAATCGTTATTCATTAATAGGTAAACATCCTTAACCGTGATGTCGCACTCTTCGCCTAACATGAAGCAATTATTTTTTATTCCTGCCCATACGGTATAAGCCCCATCCATAGGATCACCAACTTTTCCCGTTAACTTCAACCCCTCATCCTCGATGATTCTAAAGAAGTTGACCCCAAATAGGCAGCCAACTTCTTTATTGTTGATTTTGATTGTACATTCGCCTATCATTAAGCTTTTGTAACTTTAGTTAGAGGACTATTCCCGGTTAATGAGATGTCAAGAGTTACTAACGACTCATTATCACCTGAGAAACTAGCAGAAGCAATAAGAGCCGAACCGCTCCAAGCTATATCGCCTGTCTCATTGTCTTCACCGATCAAAACATTTTGCTCTGTGCTTACATCCGGATCAATTAAAGCGTCTAATAGTGCCAATTGACCAGTCTGTGCGAAATCATAATTTAATGTAGTTTCAGCGCTCCATGATCTTTGACCATCGATACCAGTCGCATACCCACCCGAATCTTTATCGGAGGCGTCAATAATTGCATTCTCAATACTAAAAGACGTTGTTTTCTCTAATGGAATTGCTACATTTCCAGTACCTACTATATAGATACGAAACTTTTTACCGTTCTTTTTTGCCATGACTTAAAAATTAATTTGCGTTAACGTATATTGATAGTTTAATAAATTCCTGTTAATCGTTCTGTTGTCGTCAGCGCTCTCTTCTGTTAATGGCGTGTCGCCTGTATATACTACCATGTCGACAACGAAATTAGGCACCTCAATAGGATTGTTGATTAGATTATCTTGCAAGACCTCACTAATCGCCATAACTTCTCCCGTATCGAAACTATCTGTAATGACATCAAAAACAATGTCAATAGTTTTCGAATTACCACCTTTATCTATCTGTCCACCGCCCGAACTCATGTACACCTCAATTCTAGGGTAGTCATTAACCCCGTTGTTAAGATACCCATTATCTGGCAACCACTGAGTCTTGAAAGCTTCTAAAAGCCTAAAGCCTTGATTCTTTATCATGATGTTTAATTTGGTATAAATATAATCAAAAATAAAGACATATCTATATCATTTAAAATCTGATAGATTTAATCGATTTGACAAGTAAATAAATAAGGCTTAGATTTGGAAAGTATTAATTAAAAATAAAAACAAGATGAAAAAAATTGCAATTAAAGCAGAATCATGGGCAGATATGAAGCCCGCAATTGATTTAATTAGAGGCACAGGACAGACAGTTGTTAAGCGTAAAGATGAGCATAAGGGTGCTGATTTTAATATATTGTGCAATGGTATACCATGTCCTATTATTGAATCTTACAGTAGTGGTGATGATTGGCAATATGTTTCTAAAAGAGTTAATTTATACGATTATCCATCAATGTTGGTTTTTACAATGCCTGAAGATATGGATAAATTGAAAGAGGCTTTGGGGGTTGAGACTAATAAATATGCTTTATGTGTGCGTAATAACAATGGCTGTTTTAAGGATTTTTTTAATGTTGGCGAAATATATAATATTAAAAGTCTTGATATTGATAAGTTTTCGGTTATTGGTAATTGCACCGATAGAATATATAGAGCATTTGAGTATGATGCTTACGACAAGTCATGTAATACATGCTTTGAGTTATCCACCAAAGAAGCCTACGAAGCTCAGGAGGCTAAGAAGAAAGAGCCAGAATTAGGAGCATTAGAATACGACCTGAAAAAACAGTCTGTGCTTATAAATGAACTCAAGGTTGAAATCGAAACCAAAGATAAGCGCATTGCAGAGCTGGAAAAGAACCTGATTATAATGTGCGAATTAGGGAATAAAGCTTTAGGGTAGTAATTAACAATGGTATGGTTAGAAAATTTAACGACTTAAAAAAATAAAGGATGAAAACAAGAAAAGAATTTAGGCGAGAATGGATATTAGACCCTTCGAAAGAAATGATTATTGAGAGCGAAATAGACATAGCATATGATAAATATAAGTTAAATTTATTAACTATACCTAGTGTTAGCCGCTTTCATTGCGTGTGGGCAAAAGCTAGACAAAGATTTGAAAAGGAAATGCACGACTTAAATGTTGTGATAAACCAAGATTGCACAAATAACGAGCGTGTGAGTGAGCTTGTTGAATGGTATAGAAAAGAATGCCGAGCAAGACCAGAAATGTACAAAGGTGATGAAGTGGTAATGAAAGCCATACGAGATGCAGCAGTAACGGGGTTGTCTTTTAGCTTTAGCTTAATGGAAGCTTATAGAATACTAAAAGCTAATTTGGCTTTTATGGATAATATGCGAGCGATGGGATAATTGCGGCTAACGTTTGGCTATGAAGCGTAGCCATGTAGAACGCTTCAAATTACTTACTGCCTTATTTAGCTATGCTTTATTAGCCGTTGTTATAGGGCGTTTTTAATACTTATTATTATGTGTAAATACTGTGAAAAAGACGAGACTTTGCTACAAAAAGATGAGATAATTAGCAATATGAGCTTTGGGTGGGGGAATGATGAAGTTAAAATAAATCGAAGCCAATGTATTGAATACAGCTTAAGTGTATTTGTTGATAGAGGATATTTAAGATTGGTAGACCCAGAGGATTGCGGATGTTTAGACCACGGGCAAAAAGTTCTTATAAACTACTGCCCTATGTGTGGTGATGCCCTTTAATGCCCTATAATGTTGCGAATATAAGTTCCGTGAAATCCCTTGTGCGTAGCGCAAATTAGGGATTGATGGAATTTAAATGCTGTTAGGGTTATGTTTCGTTCGCAAATCACCAACCTAGTAGGATGATATTCGCAACATTAGAGTTAATTGAAATATTCGGGAATTTAAAATTTATTTAAAAATACTACATATGAAAATAGATGAGCTAATAGAATTTTACGAGAAAGAACTCGCACTACTTACGATTGAATACGATAAAACGCCAAGTGTTAGAGTTGCTGACATGTTATATACTGACAAAAATAGAGTTCGTGAAATACTGAACGAGTTGAAAATTTTAAATGTAGAAGATTTGAAGAGAGATGAAAAATTATTTTGCGACTGCGAACATCAGCACCATCAGGCTGACATTAAAACAGGCAGAGAGTACTGTAGGAATTGCGGCTTAGATATAAAATAATTTCTTTAGCGAGCGCAATTAACTCTAACAAGCAAATAAAACACGTACTTTTTATTTCTGAATAAAGAACACTAAAGCCTGAGTTAATCGCTCAGGCTTTCATTATACTTTGCTATTTTTACCGCTTCGCCTCAATACTCCTTTGATATTCTCGACAAGTAGATTCGCGTTCTTTTTCCATGCAGGAATTAAGAACGGCTTAGGCTTAGTTCCGTTTTTGGCGATAGACCGACCAATTAAAAAGGCTACTGACTTAATCTTTTTAGGATCTGTTTCTATTCCTTTCTTTTTAATCCAAGTCTCTAGGGGTGCTAAGGGGGGGAATCCCCCAGCTTTACGCCCAAATTCAACATATCCGCCATAAGCAGCATTCACAATAACCTCACCTATATTTCTAATCTTATCAAATTTACTACTGATTGAATTTATTAATAGACTAGTTGCAATACTCCCATTATCCTTGACATTCTGTTGAGCGTCAGCCGCAGTATTAAGAGTCGCTTTCTGAACTTCCTTAGAGACTTGCTCTAATGTTTTGCCGCCCCAAAAACGAACAGACCTTAAGGCTCTTTGCATGTCTTTATCAAAAACTTTTAATTCTATCCCATCTTTTGCCATACTATTCTGTGTAAGAACCTAAAATAATAACTCTTTTCTGCATGTGGTTATCAGGGTCGACCATCGAGGTAACAGGTATCTTTCTGCCGTTCCACATTAGATATGATGGCGTGACAGTTAAGAAGTTAGTTTCTATTAACACAGGATTGTTAATGCCTTGTTGTTGGTATTGTAGGGCTTTATTGCCGCTTAATACTTTTACCTTTGCAAGTATTGTAAACAGCTTAGTTTTTACGGTTGGTTGACCATATACGCCTTTTGTTTCGCTCCAGGCTTCAACCTCCTGATCGTAGTCGGCTATTAATATTCGTTTATTGGCTTTTCCTATCATGATATTTTTGTTTATAAAGATAGTGAATAATTCGTAAATGTGTTTTATAACATGTTCACCCATATTCCCCATGTGGGGAAATTGGTATATTTTAGCAGAATAAACCAATAAATGAAACCATGAAAAATAAACTACGCGAATTCTACGAAACAACAGATAGAAAAGATCCTTTCAATAGTCTATCTTTGGAAAGTCTTGATATATTGGAGAAGTCTAAGGCTTATAGGAGTTATTGTAAGCCTAAAACTAATTGGTTTAAATACGCTGGCAATGTTCTTCTGTGTGCATTTATGGCGATATTAATAGTGATGTTATTTTTAAATGAAGTATTAAAACAGATGTAATGGAAAAAGAATTGAATATTAACGGTAAGATTTACCGATTGGTAGAAGAAGAAAAGCCAGCTTATAATGTCGGCCAATGGTATAAATCAAACAAAGTAAATGAGATCGCTCTTGTTTTAGATGATGAATTTCGTCATGTAAGTTTTCAAGATGGTGAATTCGTAGAGGCGAGTGATGTTGTTAGATTGCCTTATGATCCTAAATATAGATGGCAGCCAGCCGACATGGAAGAAGTTGAAAGGCTTTTGATTAAAGAGGCTGGCAAATACATTGGCAATAGAGCTGGAAAAATAGATTCACAGCTTTACGCAAAAGGTTTTAATCCGTCTGAATTTAAAATAACGAGCGTTTTTTATCACAAGCATTCTGGCGAAGTTAGAGCCGTGTATGGAGATAACAAAGAATCATTAACATTATTTTGTCCAAAGTCAGGCAATTGGGCCGAAATAATCGAAGAGAAGAAGCCGCTTTATACTAATAAGTATGGTACTGAGTTTTTTGAGGGGGATTATCCGTTTTTTATAAAAAAAGATACCTTAGAAATAATTGGTGGGAATCCATATATCACTATTAAGTCTGACGACAGTATAGGCGCGTTTAGTGATAATGTTGATTTTTCTGAAATCATGACCGAGCGAGAATGTCACCGCTATTTAGATGAGAATTGGGATAAACTAAACAAGTAAAACAAAAGCCTCGATTGCCAGTCGAGGCTTTTTATTATTATCTGTCACCCCAATAAGAGGTGTTAAGAGAATATATAGTCAATGTGGTATTGCTTGCCCCTACCCTTGCATATAAATTTAGTCTATCGCCTGTATTAAATTTGACATCTTTATTTATGCTAAAATTCTCAATACTTTGAGCTGCACCAAAAGTGTGCTGAGAAACAGCAATAGGATTTAACAAATCATCATTCTTAATCAAAGCAAATTCAACAACTGTATTGGCTGATGATTTAAGATCTGTTGATCCGCTAAACAAATAATTAGTCCCGTTTAGCCCAGTGTGTACTATTTCAGATTCAGTTATGTCACGATAAAACCCTTTCGCATCCTCTGAAATTTCGAAAGTCGCCCCCACGGGTGATATTTCCGTCCATGTATCTGCATCGGCAATAGTCTGTGTGCCTACCCCGTTTAAATTAACGCCAGCTTGTTGTAAGCCGGCCCTAGTAAAAAAATCGCGCACCCCCTCCTTGAATGCCGCCCAATTTCCATAAGGAGTTCCACTTTCATCTTCGATATCTGCTATCACAACAGATGTCCAATCCTTTTCAAAGAAGTAATTAGTTGCGCCCTTTAGCGTGAATAAGGTAGGTGCAGCCTTATCGTCTACTTGAAAAGAAAAGTCTCTTGATGGTACAACTACTTTGTTGTTTATCCACCAGAAACCATCATCGTCTCTATAAAAACTATTTGCCATAACTTAAAATATTTCTGATTGAATACTTCGTAAATCTTTCATAATTTGCGCCATTGCGTCAGCATCTGTTTGACCTGAATAAAGCACAATTGCGTAACGAATAACCGTATTTTTCAACACTGCATTATCTTCTTTTACGCATGAGTAGTTGATGAGCAATTGAGACTCTACTTCTAAAGTGATGTTGTTACTTGTGGCGTTAGCTGTATATGCAATCTCATCACCTGTAATCAAGTCTTTTACTGTTTCAATAGTAATGTTGTCGAATAGTAAATCTTGCTTTAGAGTCTCTTTATCCTGGATTAACTGAACATCAAAATCCATTGCAGGAATATTCGACTGCTTAGTTACCCACACCATAGCTGCATCGAGATCTCTTTGAATCTCGCCATCTTTCAGCGTGTGATTAATGCCACCAATAGCCTCTTTAAAATCGGTTATTGTGGCAATTGGATTCGTTATATTGGATATCTTACTTCTTAACATGCTTGATGTATCCTTTTTTAATGAATTTATCGGCAATTAATTTATTGCTAATAACCTTCTCTGTACCTTCTGGTAGTCCTGGATAGTCTTCAGTGGCAACGTAAAGCGTTTTGCTTTTTAAAGCTTCAGCTCTCACCTTTGCGGCTCTTTCTTCTTTAGCTTTAGCCTCTTTTATTTTAATTTCCTTTGAATCTTTCTGTCTTTGCAATTCGATATTTACGGCTTTAGATTTATTTTCTTTAACCTGCTTTGGCAACTGATTCGCTTTATTTTCTAAGTTCTTATTATCCATTATGTATTGTATTAATAAAAAGGGTGAGCAGATGCCCACCCTTTTAAAGTTTAACTAATGTATTTGCTTATGTTCTATCTGGATCAAGTGCAATTAATGCCGCATCGATATCTGCAACATAAATATTACCAGCCTTGTCTGGACCTTCAACCAACGCCTGTCCTCTCCAAAATACAACTGCGGTATAATTATCAGTAGATAAATCAGAAGCTTCTTGACCGATCTTGAACTCCATACCTCGCTTAAGCCATAGCTCTAAAGTCGAATCGTCAACCGCTAGCATCGTGTCATTTGCCATTGCGTAAGACTCAACTATCATCATGCCACCAAGCATCTTCTGTCCGTTAACCTCGCGAATAACATACTGGCCTGTTGTGTCCTTATGTCTTGAATACTTCGCTACGGTGAGCTTATTCATCAATACATAATTAGGCGTGTACTCGTCAGCTTGTACATTTATAGCTGCTGCCAGGTCGTCAATATTTGCATCCTTGTAAGCGTTGGCTAAATCTCCGGCTGCAAAAGCGGTTGACCCTTGAGTAATCAATCCGTAAATATGCTTCTTTTGTGTTGCGTCATTACCATCTCCTGAAATCAGATTGGTGTTAATGAACTTCTCAGAATTAAACATTAATTTATTCTGAAGTCTGGCCGCAAAAGCTGATCGATCCTCGAACATTTCAGCAGTAAATTTAATCTTAGCTGAGATTTTTGCAAGCTCACGAGTTTTTTCTTCCTCCGCTCCTGTGTCGTCAGTACCAATTGCAGCACCTTCGCCAACATAACCAACGTTAGAAGTGTAGGCTCCTTCAACCCACAGCATACGACTCTTATCTTGATCCATTGGAACAACACTGAATAAAGGCGTAACTGTCAGTCGCTGCTCTCTTGCGTAATTAGCGCCAGGCTTCGATTGTGTTCTTGTCACATCACCAACAAAGGCGGTAGTATCAACCTTCATTTCGAAAGATTTCCCCTCTAAACCTTTCATGCCTCCTTTATCGAAAGCGGCTTTAGTCTCAGGATCTTTAAGGATTCGATCAATTTCTTGAACAAACGTCTTGGTTTCAGCTTCATTTTTCTTCAAAGCCTTGATTTCAACATTCAGTTTATTAACTACATCGTTCATTGCTTTGAAGTCAACATCCTCTTTAAGCTCGATTTGAGCAGGGATATCTTTAAGCTTCTGCTCCAAAGTGGCAATAGTCTCCTTTAATTCAACAACATCAAGATCTTTGTTTTTCTCAACAAAATCCGTTGCTTTTTTTAATTCAGCTTGCAATTCAGCAGCTTTTTCTTCTAACGTTTTTTCCATTGTACTAATTTTAATTATCGATAATTAATTTATTTATTTGAAGTAGTCGAAAATCGTTTTAGGTTCCCGAGATTTTAATTCTTTTTCAATACTTATCTGTAAGGCTTTCAATTCTTCCAAGTCAATTGATTTTAATTCGAAATCCTCAGCCTTTACGCCTGTAACTTTAGCGAATGAATCAGCGGCACGAGTAACAAGACTAACCTCATGAAGATTAATCTTCTTAAGTGTTCTTATTCCTGTCTCATCGTTATACTCTTTAATCTCTGCCCAGTAACCGATAGACATTTCTTTTAGGATACCCTCTCTTACTTTGGTAGCGATTTTATCCTCTGATTTAGAGATTCTAACACTGATAAATAAACCTTTGTCATCTTCTCTCAACGTCTCTATCTTTCCGATAGGTACATCCATTCTGTGCTGGTAACAAAAAGCTATACGCTCGCCATTTTCACCCTTGATAGTTTCAGCAAAAGCACCCTTTATAATGGTGTCATTATATGAGTCTATATTATTGAACGTAGAAGCATATCCTTCTAATACAGTGCCGTTATCATCCTCTTTAACTTCGAAGCCTGATAGATTAAAATTCTTATGCTGTAATTTCTTCATACTAACTTTTTTATATTAATACCGCTAATTTACTAATAAAATGTTTTATAACATGCGATTTGTTAAATAATTTACTTATGAGTGTTAAAGTAATATTGTTATAATATTGTTTATTGAATAATATTGTGTAGATTGCGGTATGTTTAACGAATAATTAAATAGATGAGCTATCCGAAGCTAAATAAAGAATTTGAATTAGAAGGAGTGAAATATAAATGTGTTGAGTTCGTATCATGCGGTCATTGCGCCTTATTCCCATCTATATGCGATGAGTTGCCATCTGATAACTGCTCATCACTAGTAAGACCTGATCACACCAGCGTAATGTTTGTATTGAAAAAGAAGATTAACCCAACCACCCGCGAGGGAAAATAAAACGAGATGAAAATAAATTTTAAAGCAGCAATCGGAGCCTTTCTTGCAAGCTCGAAAAGTAGAGATTTTAAAGATGTAGTGTTCCATAATACATTGCAATTGCCAAAGCCTCCAACTCATCACAGATACACTTACAATCTGCTTGGGATGATGTACGAAGCAGAACAGGATAGCGAGCATGAATTATCAGGAATGCTTAATGAGGTTTTAATTAAATACATTCAAATTAATAATAAAAATAAATAACCATGAGTAAAAGGAAATTAAGACCCGTATACATGACCGATGAGGCGTATAAGAGCGCACAAGACAAAGCCGATGAATTAGGCTTATCATTTAGTAGCTATATGTCAATGTTGGCTAAGAAGGATTTAAAAACTAAAATATTGGAGGAAACGAAATGAAAGAAGAAATAAAACAAACGCTTTTAAATGGCATCGAAAACGGAGAGTTTACAAGCTCTTTCTCTGATGATTTATTTGATAACTTAGATCAGGTTGCTGAGTATTTAGCTAAGCAAGACATCTTAATTAATCGTGAAGTAGTTCTGATTAATAAACATTATAGCGGCGAAACTAAGATGTCAACAGATACATATTACGCCTGTAAACTGTCTGACATTAACGACTCGATAAAAAAAAGTAATGGCTACTAAGGATCGATATAAAAAAGAATTATCCGATTCTAAAGCCTATATAGAGCTTCAAAAAGAAGAGATTGCAAGGCAGATAAGACGACATAAAGATTATAGAGTTAAAGGCTTCTTATTGGGTGTTTTATTTAGTGCGATTCTTACAGGAGTAATATGTTTAAACATTTATTTATTCGAATTATTCACAAAATAACATTTTAAGATATGAAAGACAATTCAAAACCAACGCCGAAAAGAAAAAAGGCAACAACACTATCACCACCCGCTCCTAAGGCAGACAAGAAAGCATCAAAAGAGCTAGTTACTAACATTTACAAGCTACATAAGACAATCGATGA